TGTTATCTTCAATAAGTCCTTTTAAAAACAGAAAGATTTATTATGTAAAAGACCCTAGTCCCCTCTAGGGCTTTTTACATTCAAATAAAAATCCCGTTTAAAACTGCACATATATTAAAAGCATACATACACTAATCATAGTCACCTTTATATATAAATCTTGGTCATAGAGCGCCTTAAAAAGCGCTCTTTTTATGTTTAAATAAGGATTTTGTATTACTTATCTGCTAAAAAACTTTTCGCATCATTAAACAATTGACCCTTTGGAACAAAGTTAAATCCGTACTGATTAAAGAAGTCATCATTTGACATTTGAAACCACTCTTTTGCTAAATCCCATTTATTATGCCCTTTGAATGTTCCGTACCACTTACGTTGATGTGTTTCATTAATAGTGTTACTTGATTGAACTGTACTACTCATTTGCATAGGAGATTGCATTCCCATCACTAAACCTGTAACAAATCGTCTCCCAGTTTCATCTACATTTTGAGGTAATTCGCTTTCTATTCCTTTCAAACTTTCAAGTACTTGATCTAATACCTGTGTGTCACCTAAAACTTCACGATTATTTTCTATATGCCAGACGATGTTTCCAACCTTTTTCTTCAGGATCATGTTTACCATTCCTTTCTCCAAAATAACTATTTTGTTATAAAGTAACCGCTTCTGCTGCAGGCTTATTTTTTGTTAATTGTTCAATTGCCATTTGTAATCCAACCCAGTAAGCAATTAATCTATATGGCATAACCTGTCCTAAATCGTATAGCCATTCCATATCATCTGTTTCTAAAGATGTATTTTCGTAAACATCCATTATTCCGCGTTGATATTCTCTGACATTCGCACTCTCTCTTATTACGGATGTGATTTGATTGTAAACATCCTTGCTGTCTTCCATATTATCCATCTCGTAATCATTCCAGTTTTCTTTTAAATCCCGTCTTGCTGCGTTATTATCAAAATCCCATCGATCATTACAGAATGCCGTTAATTTTTTTGTGAAGTAATGTAAACCAAAGTCATTGATGTTTTCTAAAGTCGCTAGGCAAGTTAAACTATAGACCGCTTCGCCAATGTCGCCAGAGATAAATACGTTTGCACCGGATAATACATATTTTGTACGATACATGTTTGTTCCAGGTTTCCCCCACTGAATAACCTGCAAGCCCTCTTCACCTGATATTTCAGCCACATGATCCTTAAACCATCTTGTTTTAATTACCTCAATTGCTTTTTCGTTGTAATCCATTTTTCATTTCCCCCTTTTGTATTCAAATAACGCTTTGGTTATAAATTACATCAAATTATTTTCATGTCTGTATCGAATTTCTTCGCTTGCAATCTTTGATTTTTCATATGCTTGTTCTCGTATTTCTTTTACATGAAACTTATCCATAAATTCTTTATTTACTTCACAATACACTTTATCTAACTCCATGTTAGTTAGGTGTTCTAAAGGTCTTTTCATAAAATAACCTCCTGTTTAGTTATGTCTTTCTGAACGTGGTGTATAAGACAATACTGGCTCAATTCTTCCTGGTGTATAGTCGATATCACCGCTACAATACGGACAACTTTCCGCTTCAAAACGTTCAGCTAACACTATTTTTCCACAATCTTCATCAGTACACTTAAATTCATACAACACTATTCCTGTCATTTTTAGTCCCCTTTTCTATAAAATTCAAATTTGGTCTTGCTTCACATCGACACGTTTTTGACTTGCTTCCCGACTAAATCCATCTGGGTATCTTGTTGCTAATTTAGAAATATTCATTTGAGCTATATCTTCTAATGTATACCCCATTTCGTGGGCCATAATGGAGATATAGTACATGATGTCCCCCAGCTCTAATGCCAACTTATGAGTATTCCCGTTCTCTTCTCCTGGACAATGAGCCGGATCAAATCCATGACCATGAAAGATAGCTTTTTTTACGATATCAGCAACCTCACCAGCTTCTCCCGTAAGCCCTAATGCTGCATTTAATACACGTCCACCGAAATCATTATTTGCATTCCATGTACGTAATGTTGCTTCCTGATATTGATCTAATTCACAAATTTGATTGATATTCATTACAGCTTGTCCTCCCTTTGATTCACTAACTAATTTAGTTGTTGCATATACACCGTTTTCCATTGCTTTCATTTTGATTTCTCCTCTCTTTAACAAATCCCTAATCCTATCGGACGATTTTCAATCATATATTTATCAGCTTGGTCTATTACGAGAAGTGCCACCTCTGATTGGTGTCTCCTTAATGCTTTTGCCATTTCTGGTAAACTCATATCTTGTTTCCACATTTCACGAAACCGTATAATGTCCCTTTCATCCCAAATGAAGTTAGCTTCTTCTAAAGCGATGTATATTTTCAAACGTGATTCCTTCATCGCTTCATGATTTATTGCTACGCTCATAAGCGAACCTACCTTCTAAAAATGATTATTTTATCTTTTCAGTAAACTTAGTATCCACGCGATCAACTTTACCGTTAACCCAAACCGCAACTTGTTCACCAAATCCGCTCACCGGTGGATTAACTGCTATAACATTTCCATCCTTAACTACATAGAGCTTATTGCTAGTAACATCAATTTCTATTTTTTTCATATGTCCATCTCCTTTTTACTACCGCATGTACTCGACAACATCAGGTTTAAAGCCACTTCCTAAATAAATTCTTACCGGAATAGCTTCTTTTTTATCCCTTGCTGCCTTACACAATTCTTCAGCTGTCTCCCAATTAAAAAACTTATCTACAGCTCTTTGAAATCTCCAAATTGCCATTGTATATTGTTCAAAGATGTCATAACGATCATCTTGTTTAGTTGTGCGTGGTAATTCATCCGTACCCTTTGCATTTCTTGGAACTTGGACACGTACATCAGCATATGTAACGCGTCCAGTTCCTTTCTTCACATTTGCTTTCATTACATCAAACTCACAAATGGCTGGCTCTACATCAAAAATATTTAATTGCTTAGGCATGTGCCATTCCACTCTTTTCAAGAAGGTCCAGTAATTCAGTTGCGCCTTGCTTACTCAAAAACATTTGTCCGTCCAGCAATTCCATGTTTGATTCAGAAACTTCGCCAGTTACAAAGCATGACTTCTCATGTTTTCTTAAAACGATGTTTTCCCCATCAACATGAAAGTCTAATGCTGTTCCTTCAGCAATTCCCAAAGTTCTGCGTAACTCTACTGGAATTACTACACGCCCTAGCTCATCCACTTTTCTTGCAATACCTGTGTTTTTCATCGTTACTCCCCCTTGTTAACTAGCTTTTTGCTGTTTCTGTTTTAATGATTGTTTCATTGATTCAAATTTTATTAACCATGCTTCCCAACGCTTATCATTTTCCTCTTGTTGTCGCTTTGCCACTTCACAATTACAACCGTTCGTTTCAATTACACCTGGATAAGTTTCTTTACGAATAATTCCTGTATCATGACATAATACACACATTGTTATTCCCCCTTTTTAAAATTGCGTAATCTATAATTATCCCCATGCATTTCTAACATTTCGGCGTTTTCCATCATCCGACTAAAATCACGTTCCCCATACATTCCTGCTAATTCACCGATATTAAAATTAGTAGTAAACAAAGTACTCTTACCTATACGGCTATCTACGATTTCGTTTGTCTTCGTTTGCTTCCAAGTGACGCCTTCTTTATCTTTCTCTGTGAATTCCGCTCCAAAGTCATCGATAATCAAGACATCAACTTTTGCTAGAAGGGACATAAGCTTGTCCTCTGTCATTTCACTGTTTTTATTCCAAGTTGATTTGATTTTGGTAAATAGCTTATTCATTTGAATAAACATTGTACTGTGACCCTTTTTCATAAGTTCTTTAGTGGCTGCCACACACAAATGACTTTTCCCTACTCCGTAATCACCCGTTATTATCATGCTTGTTGGTTCTTCTCTATTGAATGAAGTAACAAAATCCATAATCGTTTCTTTTGCATCAGCCAATTCTTTTTTAGTTGGTACATAATTTTCAAATGTAGCTTTCTTGAGTTTGTCATTTATTAAGCTGTTATCAGCAAATGAATCATATAAATGAATGATTTCATTTTTCTTTTTTATAGCTAGTGTCTCTATAGCTAATTTCTGATCTTCTTTTTCTACCGATCTACATTGAGGACAAAATTCCTCATTTGTTTCTATATCTATCAGCATGCGCTTACTGCAAACGTCTTTAAATTTTTCTTTCCCTACTAAAAAGACATTCTTACATCTATTAGGTGAAAGTACATATCTTTGACTAGCGTTTTGAGAAGTCGTATTTTTGAATGAATTCATTGTTTTTGTGCTTTTTAGAGCTTGCATTTGAATTCTCTCCTTTTACAGTTTCATTTAAATAATTATCAAAGTGTTTCTGCGCAAATAATGTACTTGGTCTTAAATACCGATCGAGCGGTTTATTATCTCTATCAAACTGTCCAAACCATTGTGATACTTTGTTATCAATGACTGTTTTAAAATTCTCAACTGTATAGCCTTCATTCCATCTGGCTCTGATTAGCTTTCTATGAGCTTCTGCTTTATGGTTAAAGTTCTTTTTAGCTTTTTCATTGAGATAATCAAGAATTTCTTGATTAGGAATTGATACTTTTGTATCTGATTCGTCAGAAGAAGATGTATTAATTATTTCTAATTCTTTTTCTTTATCTAATTCTTTATCTTCTTCTATATCTGTTGCATCACGTGACGTCACGCAAACGTCACTTTCTTCACCATTGTTTTCTAGTGCTAATTGCTGTTCTTTCTTACGTTCACGATACTTTTTGTTCCGTTCTGCGTTTAATTGTTTTACACGCTCTAGCCCATCAATGTTTTGGTGCTTTTCCCAATTTGAAATGCAAATGTATTGATCATCTGTTATTTCAATCATTCCAAATCGATGAAATGTTTGAAGTGCCAATCTTACTGTTGCAATTGGTCTGTTAAAAAGCGTTGAAAGCATTTCATCAGAGTAAGGAATGTTTTTACTAAGAAAAATATACCCACTTGCATTTGTTTTTCCGGCTTGCGCTAATAATCGAATCCATATAATTAGTAAGGTATCAGCTTCAGGCATGCTCTCGATTAAACGTATTTTTTCATCCTCAAACATACTTGTTGAAAGCTTTATCCATTTAACTTCTGACATTGTATTTACCTCCTCGTACAAACTGCCACATATGCTTGTCCACTTTTGATAATTTTTTGAATTTCATAATGTGGATAACCAACACTGAAATACTCTTCAACCATTTTCTTTAATTCATCTTTGCTTTTTGCTAAGTCCCAGAACTTATTAGGCAATAGCACTTGATATTCAATTAAATCCATGTACTATTTACTCGCTTCCCGTGATATACTTATTACAAGTGTTTTTTTCTGAAGGACCCATTACCGTGGGTCTTTTTATTTTGCTTCACATCACTCCAAGCCCATCGTTTTATTGGCTCATAAGTGATATAAAGTAACAACATACCCATGGCAATTACTAGAGCGAAAATTGATAATGAAATTGTATCCTCTATCATGCTGTTGCACTCCTTTCTAACCAATTAAAGAATGCATCTCTTGGCACTACTTTCTTACGACCAATCCTTACTAATGGAAATCCTTTTTGGTCCATAATGTCATAAGCTGTTCTTTGAGCTATTCCTAATATTTCTTTTACGTGGTCTACGTTTAACATAATCGGGTAATCATTTGCACTATCATTAGTAACCGAAATGTTATCTAACTTTTCTACAGTTGTTTGTCTTGCATCTTCTTTATTGAAACGAAGTAACTCAATCGCCTCCCAAAATTCTTCATCGCTCCATCCTTTTTGAGCTGAAAACTTTGTGACTGCTAACGCTATTTGAACTGTTGAATTTTTCATGATTCCTCATCCTCTCTTTTTGTGTCGTCAATTTGACGAACATCATTCAAAAAAATTTCTTCAATAGTTACCCCTAGACTTTCCGCTAATTTTGGAATTTTATCGGCGTTTAGTTTGCGCTGACCATTTTCAATATAAGAGATAGCCGAAGAACCGCTAAAACCAAGCATTATTGCTAATTCTCCCTGAGTTATTTTCTTTTTTTTACGTATATCACGTATTCTCATGCCTATAGACAAATGTTTCACCTCTAAGTCGTCATTTTGACGATTTGTTATTTTTATTATATGTCGTCATTCTGAAGAAGTAAACATGTTTTTTTGTCATTTTGTTATATTTTTTTTATCAATTTGATAAAAAACAGTGTAAAGTCGTCAGAAAGTATATATACTATAATTAACAACAATTCGAATGTAATGTAAAACACACATAGAAATTTATTTATAAAGGGGAATAAATTTATGACTCTAGGAGAAAGATTGAGAGCCTGCCGTGAAAAAAGCGGCTACACACAAACGTATATAACTGAAAAACTAGAAATACACCGTGGGACTCTATCTAGTTACGAATCCGGGAGACGAAAACCAGACTATGATACTTTATCTAAACTAGCTGATATTTATAAAGTATCTGTAGATTTTCTACTAGGAAGATCCACTGATGAAAGATTAACTGCAGAACAAGATAAACAAGCAACAGCAATGGGGAAAAAGATTGAACAACTAATCTCTAAACTATCAGAAGAAGAACAGAAAAAAGCTTGGGAACAGTTAGAAATGTATGTACAGTATCAACAAAACAAAGAACAAAAATAAAAAAGCTAACCTCTATGGTTAGTCTTTTTTATTTTTAAACACATCGTCTAGTAAGTGTTTTAATTGTTCCTCAGTATTAGGATTATTTCCCTCTAATAACAACTTAACTGCTGCTTCTTTTGCTACTTGCTCTTTTACCATTGTAATTTCCCCCTACACCCTCTGTATATTTTGTTTGTAATTTAATAATTTTTTAGAGTTTCACTTTATAGCAGATTATAATAACCATTAAATTCTTCATAAAAATAAAAATTGGTAAAAAATAGGTGTCGATTTTTTACCACTTAACTAAAAACCAACATTCCCCAAAAAGTACGAAAGGACGCTGCGATGTACGCAACGTCCCTTTTTTACTATTTATATTTTTAATATTAATGTCCACCCGGTTCAACCATCATATATTGTACTTGATTTTCAACTGGTTGTTCTTTAATTTCCTTAGTTGTTGCTCCAACATTTAATGATAGAGTGAAAGCACTCATAATACATAAAATTGCCATACTTATTTTTTTCATCCTCATCCCACTCTCTCTTCTGTGCTAGCTAATATACGCTTTACAGCATTAGCATAATGATAATTTCCAACACGTTCAAAACGCTTCAAAGCTTCTCTTAATCCCAGTATATCATTGTTAATTCTGGAAATATAGTACATTATGAACGGAGATACAAATTTTCTTTCTTTAGCTAGTTCTTCAAACATTTTTAAAGCTTTTTCTTTATCACCATATAAACCTTCATAATAAGCTATTTCAGATGTATCAATAGATGTAAAGTCTATTTTGTCGAGATTGAACCCGTTATCAATATAAAGAAAGGCCAGTGTGGATTGAAACGATTTATACTTTCTACCATTTTTAGAAATGCCATTGTCTTCTAAATACTTTAGACTTTCTAACAAGTACTTTTCAGCCTTAAGAACGTCTGTAAATAAAAAACTCTCACCAAGGCAACATAATGCTGTTGCTTTTATAACTGGCACTTCGATATCAGAATTCAATATTTCTTCACACTTCTTTCGGCAAACCGCCACATCTTCATTAAAAAGATTAATATAAGCAATTCGATCATTGTAATGCATCTCTAGACAAGATTTTATGAATCCTTTGTTTATCTCGTTAAGGTTTTTTTCTACCTTATCAGTATAAGGAAGCATTGCTCTATAATTAAAAATATCATACATTGAAAAACTGTAAAGCATATTAACTAAAACTTGAATTTCTGAATCACTAGAAAAAGATATTTCATCCATTTCATCGATCATTAACTGTCCACGTTTTTTATTTTGATTTCTAAGGTTATATAATTCATAAATTTTAAAGTATTTTATTAACTTTTTATTTTTTTGATGCTTCTCTATCAATTTGTCTATAACCTCGTATTCACCAATTCCTTGGCAATAGCATAGAGCTTTACGAATATTTAAATCTCCCCTACACAACATGATGAACTCGTTTAAAATACTTTTTCTTTCTTCCGTATCTTCAAAAAGAATCGAAACTACTGGTAAATATTTATCAAATTTCATTTCTGATGTTTTACCACTTACTGCATCCGTTATAACAACTCGATCTACTCCAGTTTTTCGTTCAATATCCGGAAATGTTAATTCTCTTCTATCAGCTTGTTTTTTAATACGATTCATCAACTTCTTCATTTTTGCTCCTCCTATTCGGAACAAAGACGCTTCGCTTTTTCTCAAATTAAAAAATAGGAAAATCATACCATAGTAATGATTTAGTATTATCGGCATGTTATAATGTAAGTGTTACTCGTGTAGTAACCGAAAAGAGACTTATGGCAGATGTTCTCCCTTGTGAGTCGGGCGAACGGTGTGAGAGTGGGGCAAATCACTCTTACACACGCTGTGAGTCTTTTTTTCGTTCCTGTTATTTCATTATAATAATAACACAAATTTCTCAAAATTCGATCATCCAGTTATCTGATAATTATTGAGAAAGTTCGATAAACGCTGTGTATCAACGTTTATCATGTTATACGGAATAAAATATGCAATTGTGCATTTTTGTTTTAAGAACCCATATGCATATTTTACCACTAATCAGCCTAAAATAGAACATAAGTTCTTTCTTTTATTTATTTTTAAATCGCTAGACAATCATTATTTACATATATGATTGTTTTACAATCATATATAGTATGTTGAATACTTAAAGTCTATACTCGAATTATGAAAGCGTTAGAAGTATTTGGTCAAAATTTAAAGAAGCTTAGAAAGTCTAGGGATTTAACACAAGAACAGCTCGGTGAGCAACTAAACCTCAGTCGCAATCAGATAAATAATTATGAGAATGCAATGTTTGAACCGAGCATGGAAACACTTCTTCAAATCAGCTCCTTTTTTGATGTATCGCTAGACCTACTTTGCAATGGGTATAGCAATACAAAAGACAAGATGTTACGAAACACCCTCGAAGAAGTTCAACAAACGTATGCGGCGTTAGATGAACCTCAAAGAGAGCGTTTTTGCAAACAACTCATATTTTATTCAAAAGTCTTGGCCGAGACTGACGAGTTGTTATGATTTGATTGTAGAAGAAATGTTTTCCAATTTCAAATTGTAAAATATTCATCTTTTTACAATTTGAGTAAGAGAGCTATTTAGTCCTCTTGAATTCAAAAATAAAAAAGCACTCATAAGAGTGCTTTTTTAAATACCTAATAATTGTTTTTTCTTAGCTTGAAACTCTTCCTCTGTAATAATGCCTTGATCTAATAATTCTTTGTATTTTAGAATTTCATCAGCCCCACTTGTTGTTGCTACTATTTGTGAATTGTTCTTATTTAATAAAAATGTTTCTACATATTCTTTAATCTCATCAACCATTTTCTGTTCTTTTCTTGTATACATAACTGTATTTTCATCTTGAGTCGCGGCGAAAACACCTCTTTTGCTTTCTTGACTCCCCATGAAAATAAATTGTATGTAACCACTTGTGAATCCGGCCTTCTTCACTTGTATCCCTGTTAGATTATTAATATCTATTGTTTTCTCGCCATCCAAACCATGATTCATAAAGTTAACAAAACCTTTTCTCTTTATACGGATAAAGTTACCATCAATAGTAATAGTAGATTTTCCAGAGCCTTTAAATTCGAACGTTTTATTCATGCTTTCAACCCCTATAAAAATATATATTATTTCATTAATATTATAACTCAATTACCAAACTTTGGCTTTCTGAATAGTAATATATATCCAAAACACTGATTTTGTATCAAAAAAAATAAGCCCACATGATTTGTGGGCCTAGAAGTATGGATACGTATATTTTATCATAAAGACACTCGCTTGAGTGTCTTTTCCTTTTTCTAATACTGGAATTATCTGTGACATTAGAATACTATTGTCTCAAGGAGGTATGGATAATGAAAGGATATTTTAGAAAACGTGGTGAAAAGTGGTCATTTACTATTGATATTGGAAAAGATCCTATCACTGGAAAAAGAAAACAAAAAACAGCATCAGGCTTTAAAACAAAGAAAGAAGCTGAACGTGCATGCAATGAGCTTATCCATCAATTTAATACTGGAAGTCTAGTTGATGATAAGAATTTTACTCTTAGTGATTATTTACAAGAATGGCTAGAAAACACAGCGAAGCAAAGAGTAAGGGAAACTACATTCACCAATTATAAAAGAGCTGTAAATAGTCGAATTATACCTGTGCTTGGTTCACACAAATTAAAGGATTTAAAACCCTTACATGGACAACGATTTGTTAAATCCTTAATTGATGAAGGGTTGTCACCTGCGTATATTGAATATATTTTCATTGTTTTAAAAGGATCATTAGAAGACGCTGTTAGATGGGAGCTCCTGTTTAAAAACCCATTTCAACATGTGGAAATACCTCGACCACGAAAAGTGGTCAATTCTACGTGGTCAATTGAAGAAACAAAAAAATTCTTAAATCGTACAAAATTTGAAAATGTCATCTATTATCATCTTTTCTTATTAGCATTAAATACAGGTATGAGACGTGGCGAAATACTTGGTCTGAAGTGGAAGAATTTCGATTTGAATGAAGGTAAATTAAGCGTTACGGAAACACTTATTTATGATGAGAATGGATTTAGATTTACAGAACCAAAAACGCATGGATCAAAACGTTTAATTTCTATCGATCAAAACTTATGTAAAGAATTTAAGTCTTATAAAGCTAAACAAAATGAGTTCAAATTATTATTTGGGCAGTCATACGAGGATAATGATTTAGTTTTTGCTAAAGAAACTGGACAGCCAATATTACCAAGAACTATGACAACTACTTTTAATCAATTTATAAAAAAAGCCGATGTACCTCAAATTAGGTTTCACGACTTACGACATACACATGCAACAATTCTATTGAAGCTGGGTATTAATCCGAAAATCGTAAGCGAACGTTTAGGACATAGTTCAATTAAGACCACATTAGACACTTACAGTCATGTTACTATAGATATGCAAGAAAGTGCTGCTTTAAAGCTAAGCGAGGCATTAAAATCATAAAAAAATTGTTGATGTGGTCAGAATGTGGTCAAACCCATCAACAATCTCATTAAAACCCCTTTATTTAAGCGTTAATTTAACTACGTTCTCAACATGAGCTGTATAAAGTATATCATACCATTTAGTGTAACTTATATTACTGTTGTGCATTCTATCGCAAAGAAAAAAACAATGTAGTTTCTTTTTCATGCATTGAATGTATTTAATTTATTTTTAGTGTGTGGTCATTTTGGTGGTCAGTGGTCAAATGAAAGCTGAGTATAAACTCAGCTTTTCCTTTTTTAAAATGTCACTTCTCATACACTCTATTAATTGGTATAATTTACTTAATTTAAGGGGGTCAATTATATGAAGGTTGTACGCTCTATTTTTAACGGATTTCGTTTACTGAGTAAAATCATAAATCCAATATTAAAGGCATTATCTAAAAGTAAATTTTAATTACATAGAAATAAAAAAAGCCGCCCAACAGGACGGCTCTTATTTTTGTTCATCAAACTATTCTTTTATCGTATTAAGCTTGTACTTGGTAAACTTCGCAATACCATCCTTTATAATCTTTGAAATACCATGTGATAGCACCTAATTTATTACGATCCTCAACAGGTTCACATTGTAGATAGAAAATACCGTCTCCTTCATAAACTAAGCTACCTTTCACTTTAAATTCAGCGAGTTTATCCATGACTTCTTGAGATAAGTTAGCTCCTAATCCGCCTGACTTCATTGTCCATTTCATATTATTACCTCCTGTCGACACTGATGGTCCTGATTGAATTGATTTACCCACAATGACTTCAGCTACTGCTTTAGCCGCTTTATCAAAGTTAGCGCGGTATTTTTGCATATCCACTTCGTTATCGATAAAACAAATCTCTGGTAATAACCCTGTCTTTGTTTTATTAATCCAACCTAATTCAGTAGAAAATTTAATTCCCCTATCTCTTAATCCGAACGCATCAGCCATGGCTTTTGAAATTGCCGCTGCTAATTCCCTGTTGCCATATTCAGGATGTAACCAAACCTCACAGCCTGTACCTCCTGGAGTAGCGTTTAGATGAAACTGTGTATCTACAGTACTATCTTTAACACGCAAATGATTATTAGCTGCGTTACTCCAAACGGCCTCTTTTGTCGTTCCTACTTCATCTGAACAGTTCACATATTTCCATCCTGCTGCCTGTACATATTTAGCAACTGCATCGAGAAAACGTCTATCCTCTACATGTTCTTTTCCGTAAACACTATTTGCACCTTGTACGATACTATTGTGACCACCTGAACCTGCAAAACATCCCATTATTCAACATCTCCTTTTTGATTATCTTCATGATCTGACCAAATACCTAATGCGATACCAACTGATAATAAATAAGGTGCCAATTCATCTAAGAAACTCTTAGCTTCTGGTACACCGAATTTAGTAAATAAAAATCCAAGCAAAGAAAAAACCGCAATCCATGTTTTCCAATTGCGGAATCGTTTTTTGATATTCTCTTTTGATTGATTCATAATTAATTTATCTCCTTTTCTACATTATCTAGGCGCTTATGTGCTTGTTTGGCACTTTCTTCGACCCTTGTAATACGCTCGCCAAATGAAACCATCTGTCTTTCACTTGCCTTTTGATCTATGCGAATATCGTCAACGCCTTTGCTGATGTATTCTAACTTCGCTTTCATTTCTGCACCCTGCTGTCCATCCGATTTAATTTCTTTTGAGCGATTCAGTGCGTAAGAAAAGTATCCAATTACTGCTGATGCGATTGCGATAATTACTCCAATTTCAATTGTCATAAATTCACTCCTTTTTACAAAATAAAAAAAGACCAGCTTATGGCTGCTCTGGTTTCTCGCTTATTAATTTTTGAACTAATAATTGTTCTAACACTTCAATTCTGCGGTTCATTTGTTTGTTCTCTTCTTCTAATGCTTCAATTCTACATTCCGTTTGTTTATTTTTTTCGTTTAACTCTTGAATTTCAGCATCTTTAGTACGTTTTTCTTCTTGGAATGCTTTTATTTGAATTGCTATTGAAGAATAAATTTCAGCGGCATTTTTTTCTTTTGTAACAAAACACCCAGGAGTATTTTCATCATCTGCAATCCAACCATAGTGAGTTTCTATATCGTTTGTTGTAAGGATTGGATCACCCTCAGCACGATTCATTCGCTTCTCATACAGATCTTCTATATCAGTCTTTAGATTATATTGTTGAATAGGAAGCGCCATAATTTTTTCTATTGCATTAAACTGTATATCGCGAATATTCGTCTTGTACTCGCGTTTCGATGCCGTTTGGAATGACGATGCTGTAACAGCATTAAAAGCGTTCCCTGTTCCATCTTTAACTTGAAGCGTTTTGTATCCATCGATGTTACCGTTACGCAAAGTTACTGTTTGGAAGCGAAGATCCGTTTCGGAGTTGGGTGTTGCAACTATATCAAGCATATTTTTACCTTTTAAGTTGAAAACAATAGAAGACTGACAGTCCATCCATACGGATTTAGCTCCGCCTTTTAATGTGACTCCGTCTGTTGCTTCTGCCCAGAACGAACCGCCTTTCGCATAATGACCTATACCTTTACCGGAGTTAATAGTTACATTTCCATTCATACCTGCATTGAGATTCAAATCTCCTGATCTTTTGAATGAAAGCGAACTTACAAAATAAGGATCCCCGTTAAAATCTTTTCCGTTTATTATTCCTAAAAATCCTTGCGTTGGTTGTTGACTTAAGACAACAGAGCCATCTTGAAAACTTGAATCTCCCCCTAATACAATCGTTGGTTGAAGTTGGTTTGCGGAATTTGTATAGTATCCAAGGTAAACTCTGCTTAAATTCGACTCCATTAAACGGATAAATTGCTTTTGAATGTGGACATAATTAACGCTGTTGTCTGTCCGTATTGTGGTCCCTTTAAGTTCCTGAGCTTCTAAATACTTTGCTATAGTTGTTCCATCTAATTCTATTTTACCTGCTTTAATTTTAACGGTTTCTGCTGTTTGATTTATGGATGATATGATTTCACCTTGTTTAACGGTACTAAGAATATTTTTCTCAGTAACTTGAATACGTCCTTCCATATCTCTTACATAAGTATTCGTAGCGAATTTACCGTCTGTTTGAGTTTGTGTATATACTTCTGTCTTTGAAGCCTTGAAATCTAAACCTTTTTCATTGATAGTAAAACGATTATCAATTTGAGTCATCTTTTGATTGTATTGCTCTGTTGCTAGTTTATTAGCTAGCTCACCAAGTAAATCTTCTTTATTTTTATCAACTGTTTGTTTCAACTCAGGTATCTTAAATCCAGCGACATAATCTTCAACTTGCTTGATTTCAACTTTTGCCCCGATTGCTGTTGCCTGTTGTTCGAGTTTTGTATTTGCATCAGTAAGCTTTTTCCCTTGAGAATCGACTACATTGTTTAAATTACTAACTGTGGAAGATAATCCGGTTGCTGTTTGCTCCACTGTAGTCATACGTTTTTCAAATCCAGCTTGGCTGTTTTGAACGTTTGTTACATTGGTTTTAACCCCATCCACACTTTGCTCAATCTCGGTTGTTTTTTTTGTGAAATCTGATTTAGAAGTGATTTCTTCATTAGCTGCTTGCCATGTAGTTCGTATGTTTCCTTCTTCAAACTTTGCATGGTGAGAATTAAGGTTTCCATCTATGTTCCGACCTGAGTAGTAAAAAGTGATTTTTGTAACATCTTTGTCTTTCGTTTTGAACGTTACGTATAGGGGCTCATCTTTGTATTCAACATTAAGCGATAATTTACCATCTGCCCGTATAGACTTCCACTCTTGCTCTCCATCTGCATACGTTATTGCCGTTTCCACACCAAACCAAAGATTTGTATTGAGTTTCGTCATTTTCCCAGTAAATAAGAAGGAGATAGTAAACGTTTTGTTTCTGTAATTAATCTTATTGGAAAGAGTCATTTGCTTACTGTCTGACCATGTCCCAGCTATATTCTGTTTATTTAATCCCGTTTCTGAATCGCTTGCTAGATTGATTGAACCTACAGAAATATTACTCATATTAGTTTGTAATTGTTCGATGGTCTGCTTATTTGAAGTGGCCGTATTCTGTATTTCATTTGTTGTTTTTGTTAAATTATTTGTTGTTTGCTGTACATCAGAAATGATTTGTTTTGTACCTTCCACAGTTGATTCAACTGCATTTAATTTATTACTAATTTCAGTATCTTTTTTCGTTAACGATTCAATAGAGGTTTTAAATCCATCTGCGGTTTGCTCGGATTTCGTTACACGATCCGTAAGCTTTCCTTGTTCGTTTTGAACATTAGAAACACTAGTATTAATCCCTTTAATAGTCGTCTCAATTTCTACAGTTTTTTTAGTGAAATCAGTTGTCGATACTTGATCTTCTGGAGCTGGTGTCCAGTCTGTTACTTTGTTTCCAATTTCTATTTTCGGTCTACCTACTTTTACATAGTCACCGCCACATTGAATATACACTGCATTCTGTTCTGTTTTTAATATCCCTATATCTTTAATCCAAACAGTTGCGCTTATGACACCTTTAAAATTCATACCATCTGTTATCCTTAACCAAACACCTAGATGTTGAATTGAGTTATCAGAATATCGTATAGAAGGTTCAAAACCAATTCTATTAGATGGATTTACACCAGTTTTTGCATTTTTAATTTCAACATAAACACTCACTGTAACCTGCTTACCTTGTAAGTCCTTTAAATCATTAACAAAACTGAAACCTTGAACAGTGTTAGGTGGTAATATAAATTTATCAGAATCAAGAACATAGTTTCTTACACCAACATTCGTGTTATTAACAGTTGTTTCTAGTTCGCTTAACTTTTGTTTTGTACCACTAGCTGTTGTTTCAATTTCATTTGTCTTATTTTGCAGTTTAGTTAAACCATCATTAGTTTTCGTGAGCTCTGACTTCTCTGCTTTCTGTGTAAGAGCTTCGTTTGTTTGTGTAATAGATGTATTAATGTCCTGGAATTTCTTAACGTTACCGTTCTTATCGGTCTCATAAACTTGCTTCCCTATAAATCCATCTTTAATTTCATCTTTTGTATAAACACCAGTTTGATCAGCCTTATCTTTTAATTGGTTATTAATCCACGTTTGATCTACTTTGTTTCCAACTTCTTTTGCTACATCAGCAACTTGCCCAGCTATTTCTTGCGCTTTGTTTTCCACAGTTTGTACTTTTTGATTTAACTCTGTTTTTGCGGACTCAATATCTTTATTAACCTGTTCCAATGTTTCTTTCTTTGCCTTTTCTACATCAGGAACTACCGGGTCCCATATACCATCTTTCCAAAGTTTTAAAATACCGGGCTTACCGTTAGAAATATCTAGCCACAATGTCTTTCGGTCTTTCAAATTACTTGTCGGTGGATTCTTTGCTTCAATGATTTCCACAGTGTTATTTTTTATGTTCTCTTGAACTTTTTCAGCTAGTGTCTTTGCTGCTTCTGATTCTTTCTTAGCATTACTAGCTGTTTCATTAGCTTCTTTCACCAATTTATCTAACTGATCTATCATTTCTTGTTTATTACCTAATGAGCTAAGTATTCGATTATAAATCTTTCTTAATTCCTCATTTGGATCAACAATCTCACGATAATCACCAAACACGTATTTATCTTGTGTAGGATCTTTAAAGGATTCATCACCAGCGATTGTTCTTGCTTCTAAATACAATTTAGGCGTAAAGCCTGTATCTTTAATTTTGATTGTATCTCCTTCATTAATTAACTCGTGAGCTAGTCCAAATACACGACCAATTGATTGTGCTTGAACTTCATACGAAACGGATGTATTTACACGCTTTTTCAACTCTGTATTCATAAGAGTCATTAAACGTTTCGGATTCATATCTTGGTCTTCTGTCTCTGGACTATAGAAACCGAATTTATGCTGTCCTTTCTCATTCCATCTTTGGAAAGCATCACTGTCCACAAGATAAGGGACACCGTTATTTATTTCCGTAATAGTAACAAACTCTCCACCTTCTTTTTTCACGAAACCTAATAAGGCTGTACAAATGTTTTGAGAGTTTTCAATCCGTTTAATCCCCATCAAATCTTTACCGAGAGTTACTTCTTTCCCTGTTTCTCGACCACGCTTCTTAATCATATCAACATAACGACCAACGACTTGAGAGCCTACGACTTCAGCGCGATATTGGATTTCTAATTCAAACAATGAAGCTATCTTTTTAAGGAGAGTCAATGGATCAATGAATTCATCGATAGTCATAGAGCGGAAACTAGCATATTCTAAGTTCCCTTTCTTCCACTTCGTACCCGCAAGAGCTATATCCACCATTTCAATTACTGTCTTACCTTCTAGTTTTTGAGGAGGAATAATTCCGGCTTTCGCAAGTTGAATCCATTCACCAGATGCATAAGCGATTACTGATCTATCATCAGAGTCTTTTTCAATTTCAGTAATTACATAAGGAACGATACGACCATCACGCACTTCTTTTAATACTAAATTTTGCTGCATAAGTGTGGATGAATGCCTTGTATTATCAAATACTCGATACTCTAATGTATCAATGTTATTTTTGATTTCCCAATGTCTTTTATCATCCCAATAATCTTTAGGCTGAATAGATGCTACAATTTGTTCTGTTTTAAAATCAACAACATGCAATTCACCACTTGGCGTTCTCATCTGTATCTCTCCCTGTAACTGATTGTCGCTGTAACATCTGGTGGCATAATATCAATGCGATTATCTCCACGTATGATTTTAGGGAATTCACTAAATATATCTTTAATGTTAATAGCATCTTTACCATTGATCGTAACAAGGCTTCTTTCTGTATCGATAATCACTTTGTCTCCTGTATCGAAAATATAAGGCTTTGTATTAGAAGGGACTTTATTTATCTTCCAAATCTTTAAATCATCAATTTGCATGGTATAAACAGGTGTATTTCTATCCCATCTACAAATAGCAATCATGACTTGTGCAATTTTTCGTTCTGACATCGGATTACCTGTTTCATCAATCCAACGTTCAACAAGTGAAGCATCATCTATTTCTGTCCCATCTCTAAAACGTGCTACATAAACAGACCATTCTTTTCCTCTTCTAGCGATTCTAAGACGACCATAAAAATTGTTGAATGTATTAGGATGTGCCCCACTTGTATCAACTAATTTCCGAATACTGTTTGGGGTTCCGCTATTGCCAACTTTCATATGAGCCTTTGTAATTTCAGCATCCCAATATAAATCATTGATGTTTATTCGAGATACAATATTACTCGCTTCATCCAAAAGTAAAACTTCCACCCGTCCCATTTGATCTATATTTTTAGACTGCAAATGTACTCGGGCTTCCATTTCAAAATCTTGCATCGGTCCACCAGGTATACTTTTCTTTGCAATACCACCATGAAATTCTTTCGTACCCTCTTCACCGTAATACGGACAATAAATAGCTGTCCCATCTTTTACTTTAAGTTCCCCTGTACCTTTCATGTCATCAAAAACTCCAGTAACAGGAGTCCAACCTACAACGGATGACATTTCATCCCACAAGACTCGTTCTCGCTCTTGTACAGTTGATTCTTCCACAGTTAATGGATAACCAATACGGAAATAGTTTCGCTCTAAAGGATATGCACCAAACCATACATCTAAGAAGGTACTTGGTTTTTTCACAATCATTTCAATTGTTGCCGGAGCTTCTACGCTACCTTCATTAGTAAAATTAGAAGTTATTTCTGTAGACCAATTTTGAGTAAAGGTATGTGTATTTGTTTTCCCTAACTTATAAGGCATTGGACAAATAAATTTAATAACTCCTTGTCCAAGTGTTACAAATTCATCTGGATCAAAGCTATCATCCACAACAGCTAAATACGTTCTATCCGGCTCTACATCGAAAATAAGCTCCGCTGGTTGCTCTGTAATTAACCAATTTGCGATTTCTTCTTTTAATAGTTCTAAGTCTCCACCATCAGGAACAATAATTCCGAAAGGAATAGAAAGAACACGAATTTCAGTTTGCGTATTTAATAACCTTGCTCCGGGATAACCTGGAACACTTAATAAATTCCTCTTCAATGGCGCCCAAGTCGGTCTTTTCCATCCTTTTTCTATTTGAACAAACTCTTTACGTTCCTTGTTAAATGTAAAAGAAGTCATTTTGACACCTCATTTCTCTATAAAGTAAAAGAAACCCAAACCTAAAAGGCTGAGTTTCTTTGTTCTTCTCGTTCTTGATACTCTTTTGTATATCGATAAGTGCCGCGTGCCACATCTCGCCCCTCTAAAACAACAGGAACCTCAACTACCAAGTCACCACCAAGCATTGGAATTGCTCCGCCACCAGATGATCCAGACGAGTAATTAGATACTTGATTTGATACACTGCTTGTCATGGCTTGTCTGCTATTTGACATACTGCCATACACACCACTCATTACACCTTTTAAACCTGATAACTGGCTCATAGAACTATCCATCATACGACTCATATCACCCATTAATTGACTCATAGATCCAGTAGTCCCAATCATGGTTTTAGCAATACCTTCACCAATAGATCCAAGTGTTTTTTTATTTAATGGTAAAACCGCTTCTGGTCCAGCTTCGCCAGCACCTTGCAAGTTTCCACCATTCATTCCAAAGATAGTTGGTTTAGTGAAGATACCACCTTTTGCATACCAGTCCACATTAAGCCCAGATGGAATAGTAATATTTTTCCCCATAAACGTCATTGTGCTAGTTTGCAGACTAAAGTGTGGAAGCTTCGGCATTGTTGGGCTCGGAATTGTCAATTTTAAATTACTAAAGAATCCTTTGATTTCATCAATAAACCCCTTTACCTTACCAACCGCATCTTTTATCGGATCGATAATAAAACGTTTAGCTGCTTCGAATTTTTCTTGTGCTGCACTTTTCACAGCATCAAATTTTTCTTTCGCTGAATTATATAAATCAGTAAATTTTTGTTTAGCTTGATTATACGTTTCAGTGACTGGATCAATTACATATTTTTTCACCAAATTCCAAGCTGTAAGTGTATAGGATTTTATAGTTTCCCAATTTCCTAATATCCAGTTGGCTAAGTCTGTAAGTTTTTGCTTCGTTGTAGTCCACAATTCTTGTACAGGCTGAATAACATACTGTTTTATCAAATTCCAAGCCATAAGGGTGTAAGATTTCGCTGTTTCCCACTGTGAACCAAGCCAAGAAACTAAATCACTAAATTTTTCTTTCACTAAGCTCCAAGTTTCCTGTACTGGTTGAATGATATATTGCTTAAATAAACCCCATCCAATTTGTGCTGCGGCCTTTGCTATTTCCCATTGTGTACTTAGCCAGTTAATTAATTCGCCAATTTTTGCACTTACCCAATCGTAAGCTTCTTGTATTGGTTGAATGATAAATTGACTTATTGCTGCCCAAGCAATTTGTACTCCGGCTTGAATGAGTAACCAACCTGCTTCTAAAACTGTGGAAATCAATGAAATAATAGGGGCTAAGATTGTTAGAATTGTATTCCAGGTTTCTTGCCATGCTTGTGTTAGCGTTCCCCATAATTCAGATGCGGTTTCAACTAAAGAAGACCACCAGGAGGAAGCTGTTTCAACGATTCCAGACCATAAGTCGCTAAAGAATTGACCTATTGGGTCAAAGAAACTGTGCATCATTTCTGTAAATGAAGACCACGCCCCAGAAAAGAATTCAACAGTAGAATTCCATGCATCGCTACATGCCTGCTTTACACCCTCCCATAAATCACTAAAAAATTGACCTATCGGATCAAAAAATTCATGCATCGTTTCTAAAAATGAAGACCAGGATTCGCTACAGGATTGGACTATACCGTCCCAAAGACCTATTAAATATTCTTTAATAGAATCCCATGTTTCTATTGTCCAATTTTTGATATCCTCCCAGTTTTTGTAAATAGAAATTCCTAGAGCCACTACGGCTGCTATAATTGCGGCAATTCCTGCTATCCATCCCATCATGGCCAACCCTATACTGGATATGACAACAACAATCGGTGCCAAAGCCATAAACGCCCCTGCAATTACTCCAATAGCTACTGCAACGGCTGCTAGTGTAGCTGCTAGTTTTGGATTATTTGAAATCCAATCAGCAATTTTAGCAATAACATCAGCTATAACACTAAGAACTGGCTGGAGAGCAACTTGTAAATCTTGCATAGCTTTTTGGAACTTTATAGCTGGATTTGCATCCATTTTCTTAATTGAGTCATTCAATTGATCTTGGTTATTCTTAAAATCAACTGTTTTTTCTTTTGCATCTAGTAAAGTGTTAATGATATTTTGCCCTTGATCTTCGTACATCGTACCAAAAAGCTTTACCCCTAATTCGTTCTTCTTCGTTTCATCTTCTACTTGTGATAACGCTAGAGCAATATCAGTCATAGCAGCTGAACCTTCTCGACCACCATTAGCTACAGCTTGTCCCCATTTTTGCAATTGTTCAGCTGAAATGTTTGTTCCCTCAAGCGTTTCCTTCATAGCTTTATCGACACCTTGAGCGAATTCAGCCGCTTTGATACGACCTTCTTTCAGACCCGTAATGTTCAGCAGGATTCGCAACGCCCTGCCAGTTCTCTTATGAACTTCTGTATATCACTATACAGACCAGACTATATCATCATCTAGGCAATAAAAAAGAGAGCCTAGATGCTCCCTATTTCCACTATCATTAACTTATAGTGTACGTCTCTCGACTAGTCGTTACACCTTCATTTAACAAATCGAATTTATACCCTTCTAAATGACGATATTTATTTTTTTCTCTGTTAAAATCTTTTTCAACGGATATTTTTTTTCCCATTAATTTATTCAATAAATAATAACTCATCCTAAAATGTTCAGTAACCTCTTCTTTAGAAGCAAATATAGTGACACTCCCACTACTATCAGTAGCTCTTATTTTTATAGAACTAGGATTATTTTCTCCGGATATAGCTGCTCCATTACCGAAATTAGGATTATTTTCTCCTGCATAATCTCTATTCAAGCAATGAATTTTAAGTTTCAACTTATGCTCTTCTGACTTTTTCTTACCTTCAAGTGCTTTACTGATTTTTTGCTTCCTCACTTCTGTGGCTTTTCTTCCATATAACGGACTTAAATTACCCTTTCTTCCGTACATTGGATTAGAATCACCAGAGGCTGCACCATATCCACCGTCATCTAAATTCACAAGTTTGTAATTAAATAAGTGCTTATATTCGTAGATATACCACACTTCAGCCTCGTACGCTTCTTTCTCAGTAAGATTATCAGCTATAACCCTAGAAATAGCACCATGTACCTTGATTGTATTTTTAAACCATTCACTTCTCCCTCTGTGTATATCGTTCACTCGATTTCCACAGCCTTTTCCTACGTAAAATGGCTCTCCTGTATCTAGTCTTATAAATTCGTAAACGTAGAACCGTTTGTCCACCTACTCACCCCATATTTACAATCCTTAATGATACCTATATTGTATCATTTACTTTAGAGGAAGAAATGTTTGAACAATTAGGAATGGTATTTTTAATAAAAAAATAAATTCGTCGTCGATTTGTTAAAAGCTTGGCTCGGTATTGTCTCAATGAAAAGTCACTGAGAGTTTCACCGAATTAAAGGAGTTTGCTATGAATGTCACCATTCATAGGGACAATTTTTTATCCAATAAGTTATCAATATTCCAAGTACCTGTTTCAACCCCGGCTTCCATTATTGCTTGGACTTCTTCAGCGTTGTATCCTGCTCGCGTTAGCTGTCCACCATATTCGGCGATAATATCTAATTGCTCTGGTGGAAAGCCTATTTTAAGCAAAGCGTTCGTCATACTAAGAGCGCCTTCTTGTGATATACCTAATTCATTACCTATTTCATTCACTTCTTGAATTAATTCGGTAAAATCTATACCTTCATAAGATTGAGCGATTGCCGCTGCACCTTTAACAACTGCTGCATTTGCTTCATCACTAACACCTTTATTCAAAGCCCATTGCCTACGCACACCTTCCAAAGATGCTTCAGCATCAACACCATAAGCGGTTATACCGCGCACAGCTTCTTCTACTGATTTTTTTGAAGAATCCGGAACATCGAAAGTTATATCAATCTTTGTTTTTAACTTAGACATATCCATTGCTTTTTCAATTGCACCAGCTATACCGCCACCAGCAGCCATACCACCTATGACGTTTTCTAATCCTATCTTTAAGCCTTCGAACTTTTTCTCTGTCCTGCCAGCTTCTTGCTGTAAATCTCTTAACTCATTTCGTACTTGTTGTATTGAGTTTCCAGCATCCACAGAGCGAAGCGCACGTTGTAACTTTTCAATATCCGCTTCAGTTCCTAATGCTTCTCGGCCGATAATTCCAATCGCTTGTTCTAACTGCCGGCTTGTAGCTGTTCCACTTTTAATTGCATTCACAAGACGATTTCCTAACGCTCCTGCAAAATCATCAACACTTTTTCCTGTAGCCCTAAATAATGTTTCTAATTGTCTAGTTGAACTTGCTACATTTTCTTGCTCGGCTTTCATGCTTCCTAATTTATTTTTAAGACCATTAAGCGACCCTTCTGTAAATTCAATTTCACGCCTAAATGCACGATATTGTTCTTCAGAAATTTTACCGTTTTGAAATTGCGCTTGTACTTGTTGTTCAGCAGCCTTTAACTTATCTAGTTTTTCAGTTGTATTTTCAATTTGTTGTGTTAATAATTTTTGTTTTTGCGCTAATGCTTCCACATTGCCTGGATCGAATTTCAAAAGACGTTCTACATCTTTTAATTCTTTTGTTAGATCATTGCTGCGTTTATTAACATCTTTTAAGGCGTTTTGTAAACCGACGGTATTACCGCCAATTTCAACCGTGATTCCTTTAATTCTTCCTGCCATATTTTCACCTCATTTCCTTAGAAAGAATCGTAATCTTTTTGATTCGCTTTTCTTACTTTTTCTTTATCTGGATTTTCCATTTCAGCAAATTCAGCAATATAATCAAAGCAATCACCAATAGTCATTTCTTCTAAATCACCATGTGACAATTTCGCTTTATAACAAAGAGCAAGGAACGTATCAGTGGTTAATTCTTCATCACCGAAAGTCCCTTGCTCTCCATTATTTTTCTTTATTTTTTTTTTGCTCCCATAGTAACTTGAACTAATTCCATGACTTCTGGCATAATTTCTTCAATCGGGAATTCTTCAAAACCATCTAGCCACGTCATAGGATCAGGAATACTTGCATCAGCTGTTTTAGCGTATAACCAAGTCAAATCATAAATAAGTTCAAAATCCACTTTACTTATATCAACATTTGACATATCAATAGGTTGTTCTGATCCATCTGATGAAGTTAAAGCATTAATCGCCCCTAACCCCATCAAATCTGCAAATAAATTGCGTCTAAATTGCGCTTTATAACGTTTAACCGTTGCTGCAGTAACTTTTAATCTGACTTGTTTTCCGTCAATTGTAATTGTCTTTTCCATTTACTTATGCTCCTTTTGGTGCTTCTGTTTTTTTAACGTACACTTCGTTGTTCCAACCATCATAAATAGCTTGAGTGGTATTAGAAGTTGTTTTTGTTTTAACTACACGTTTCCCGTTAAGATTGATAGGACTAGCAACGAATTTTAACTCATTTGTATTAGGTTCAGCAGAGTTTGTTTTAGTTTTAGACGCAAGTGTTGGACGACTCGCTGAACAGTTATACATAACATGGCGAGTTGCTTTTTTATCGCCATCAAATTCAAATAGCAATGCGAATGATTTCCCTTTTGCATCCGCTAACTCATTTAATACGCCATCAACTTCATCTAGCTGTTCGCCTAATGCATCAATAGCGAATTTCTCTGGAATACTAGCAATACTTAACGTTCCATCATAACCTTGGTTATTACTTGCAGCGTAATAAAGCATGTCATCCGCATAGAATTCAATTAAATCTCCACGTGGTTCGAATGTCAGTTCAACCCCACCTGGTAGAGGAGTTGGTGTTTCAAATGTAACCACACCGTTTTTCTCTTCAAATGTTGCATAATGAACATTTTTTAAACCAAATTGCACTTTGTTCTCCATCTATAACAACCTCACTTCATATGTTTTTTGATACATTTTTTCAGATTCAATAAAAGCCTCAAATGATTCATAAGGTATCTCATGATCGTCTAAGGCTTTTTCTAATTTGGATTCAACGACTAAATCCTTTTTAATTGTGTAAAGTTCAATGGTTACATCATTTATTTTGTGATGGACCTTGTTATCAGCGATCATGTTTGGCGAGCCGTCCACAAGATAACAAATATATGGTGGCTTTGGTATCGGATTACCTGGTAATGCTGTGAAATGCGAATAAGCCACAGGATAACCTGTAGCATCAAGAATCTTCTTTAATTCAATTAAATTCATTGTTGAATCGCCCTTTCAACTCGCTCTACAAATTCATTTATTGCTTTTTCTTCAGCTGGAGCTATATGAACTTGAGCTGGTACGCGTCCACCGTTGGCTTTTGCATGTCCCTTTTCTAACAAGTGTGTAAGTTGTGGTTTCAATGCATTATGGACAATGATTGCATCGCCATCTTTCTTCTTACGCCATCCTTTACGATACTTACCTGTATTCTTTGGACTTTTTTGTTGTAATTCGTCCACAAGATTCTTTGAAACTTCTTCTTTAGCAACTTCCAAGTCTTCTTCTACTAGATGAGTGTACCTTTGTAATTCCCTAGTAATTTCACTAGCTAAATCATTAATACTAGCCACCGGCTTTCACCTCACAATATAGCTCGATTTTTTCATCATCTCTTTCATATGTGCGGTAGATACTATATTCTTTCTCCCTATATTGAACTTTTCTTTCGTCTTGGTAGTCCAAAACATGAACGATCAATACACAACTTGCTTTGATATCGTTTTGCCCAGCTTGAAAGAATTCTGATTGTGGTACAGATTTCTTTTTACAAAATACTTGTCTACTAAACGTTTCTGTTTCTTCTTTTTGTCCTAATTCATCTTCAACAATTGTAACGATTGGAAAATGTAAAATGTCATTCACTTGTAATCACCTGCTAGTGTTAGATGATTTTTAAGCATGTTATACGATAATTGGAATCGCTCAGATTCCTTAGCATCCGGGATGAAATTAGCTTTCGTATAAGTGATAATCGTACGCTTGATTAATGGATCTGTATCATCATTAGATTTAAATCCAGAAACGCCCGATAACTTCAAATCATATCGGGCCGCTTCAATTAAATCTGAAATTTCATCATCCAGAGCATCATGCGAGACGCGTAATGCCTTCTTAACGGTTTCAAGCATCATATTTATTCACCAACTTGCTTCAGTTCTTTTAAAGCTTCAAGTGCAGCTTCTTTACCTTTGATTTTTTCACCATTAGGTAGTTGATAATATCCACCCCCTACATGTTGAGGTCCTTCAGAATCCTCTTGTTTTACTTTAAGGAATCCTTCTTCTTGTAAAAAAGCGATGCGTTCCGGGTCTTCTGACTCGTACACATCGCCTTCTGAATACCCTATTTGTGTATCCTTATCGATAAACGGCTTAATTACTAAGCTTTTCATTTATTATCAACTCCTTAAACTGCAGCTGCCTTTTTAAGAACTACTAATGAGTTAGTATCGACAACCTTACCATCCACAATCATGATTGCTTTTGTAACCATGTCGTCAGTTTCGTTATCTTCATATTTTTTAACTCCCATTTGATAGTTAGTGTTAAGAATATAATCTTTGTAGTTAAATAAGAATGCAAATGGTTTACCAGTCGCTGCAGTTGAGAAACTATCAACATAGTTGCATAAATTAACTGGACGACCTAATAAAACTCGTTCCGGTTTACCAGAGATACCATAATTAGTACGTGCAATTGGTTGCCCTGCACTATCTGTCATAGCTGAAAATGCCATAAATGTTTTCTTCGTCATTGTCCAAACAGCATTTGCTTCATATTCAAGTGGTAATGCCGCTTCTGCATCAATGAGCGTTTTGTATTCGATTTTAGCGATATCTAATGCTTGTCCTGTAACAGGAGTTTCAGTCAAAATACCTTTTGGTTGTCCAGAGCCAGTTCCGCTGATAATTGATTGTTCAATTGCTTTTGTCATTGCTTCCACAATATTGTTGATCAAAGTAGACTCAAAGACTGTTAGTGCCATAGTATCTACTTCAAGAGAAACAGCTACAGCACAACGTAATTTATTGTAGTTAAAAGTAATATTGCCAGTAGGTTTCTTCTGTTTATCACTTCCAGCACTTTCAGCTACCCATGTTGCAACTGGTTTAACAGCTGAAGTCGGAACAGTTACTCCGCCTTTAATAGCTGTACGTGTAACTAATGGAAGAATCATTCCAACAGCTTCGATTTTTTCAATAATTTGATTCAATACAGTTTGTGGAATGACAGATCCTACATCGCCAGTTTTTGTAACTGCATTAGCGCGAAGTTCAGTGGGAATTGATTCTCCACGTAGAACATAATTCATGAATGCATTACGATATTCTAATGAATCTGTTCCGAATTCACGCACTTCATTTGGTTGAGTGTTAAACGTTTGAATTGTACGAGTTTCAGGTGATCCACCTTCATTGATAGCACTAGCTTCTTGCAATAAACGTTGACGTGTTTCAATTCCATTTTGTTCTTCACTTAGTTCACGTAATTCAGTTTCCAATGCTGCTAAATCAACTTCTCCATTACCTTCTAATGCTGTGCGGATTTCCGCTTTACGTTGTAAAATTTCTTGTAAACGATTCATATTATCATTCTCCTCTATAAATAAGTTTTTAATATTAGTATTTTGCGTAATTCATCTTGCGCACGATCTTCTACAAAATGTTTGTAAGGATCATAACCTCTTGCGCTAACCTCGGAATCTGGATACGCTGGAAAAGCAACTGCGCTAACTTCTAATAATTTAGCTTTGGTTACAGTTCGCAACATAAGGTCATCGTCAGGTTCGTCAATTTCCTCCGTAATCATGCTGAATCCAAAACTAACACCATCAACATCTCCACGCTTGATTGTTTCGTATGTGTCGTTACCAAGTGTGGTCTTAGGTAAATCTAATTCAAAACGTAATCCGATTAAATCTTCGGTCAATCGCAAAGTATTATTTTTTGTTCTTCCCAATACTTTTGATGTGTCGTGTGCCCATAAAAAACGTTGATCATCTTTTTGTAACGACTCTACAAACGCACCTTGCCTGAATTGCTCGCGGAATTTTCGATAATAACCCATAACTACTGAATTCTTTTCCCATTTAACCGCATAGCCAGTTAGTGTTCTATTTCCGTCGTCGCCTTCTCTAATTTCAATCTGTTGTGTTGTTAGTTCCCTCAGTTCCGTCTTTTCCACTATTCTCACCTCCTTTACTAGTAACATTTCCATCTTTAACTAGTGCTGTATCTAATCGACGGATTGGTTTATCTCCGCCTTCTATTGGTCCAAGAGAAAGAATTGAACGCCATTCATTCGGTGTCATTGACCCTCTATCAACCATCTGAACTAAATTCATTTTGGTAGACATAGAAGCATATTGAAGACTTGCTGCTTCAAAAATTATCTTGTTACCAAATCCACGTTCGCGACGTGAAAAAAGCTTCCTGGTAAATTCTCCAGCAAGCTGCATCGCCAATGGTTCAATTTCAGATTCGTAATATGCATTCCAATCATCTTCTGTATACTTACTTTGTATAATTTTTTCATTTGTATTGAAAAAGTTATATATTCTTTGAGTTGTTTCTTGCATTTGTTTAGAATCTGGAACAAATGCCTCATTCTTAACTTGATCTAAATCATAACGAGGATCAGTAGCCGCCGCACCTCCGTTTACATTATCAATACTTAGATAATTCTTAACGAAATTGCTAACCTGCATATCAATATCATCTTGCTTCAATACAGATTTGAATTTAAGAACCCATTTAATGATTGCACTGTTTTTAATCGCTTTTACAATACCTTGGTCAGTAGTTGAAACGATGTCCATAAGAGATGCCAATGATTTACCAGGATGTTCACCAAAAAAATCATCTTCATTATAATCTTTTCGTAAATGAATGATATCTGTGTATGGAACAGTCATTCTTTTACCATTCTTAAAATAAAACTTTAGGAATATATCCCCTTGTACGCCTTCCACAACTTCTATATTCATACATGGAATAGGATAAATTTCAGTAGCATAACCTAATTCATCACGTTTGATATAAGCAAATGCATTATGATTCAGTTCTAACTGAACTGTCATTTTTTCTTGAAACATCTGTCCCGTCATCAATGGGTTCGGCTCTTCTAAAATAAAGCGTATATAAGGATCAGGATTCACCTTAAATTCCGTTGTATTATCTCTAATATGTTTAGCGACCAATTTACCGACAGCCTTCGCCTTAGGTCGTATACACGATCGAATAATGTCACTTTGATATATATCACCATTCCATGAAAAAAAACCGCCCCCATTATCGTTCACCATTTCAAAACGAGTTGTTGTAGGTGCTTGCTTCTTGCCAAACATCTTATCGAATAATCCCAATTTATCACCTCCCTTAAATCATATTTAAATAATCATTTCGTTTCTCTTGAAGGACTACATACGCATTTAAAAGTGCTGCTGTGCCATCAATACGACGACGCTGATTTTTCGTTTTGTTTGGTTGTATATTTAAATTCTTATCAATATCAACCGCGGTGTTAGACAAGCACCATTTGTCGATAGGATTATTGTTATAATTGATTAATTTCGATTCTAAGTCAGCTCCTAAAAGCTTCATTGGGCTTGATAATGTCTGTTTACCTTGTGCTACTGGAATCATAGCTTCTTTTCCAAAATACCCTTCCATTTCCTCGACCCAATAATTCGCACTCCATCGATCATAACCAATCCAAGGGAGATAAATACCGTATTCATCACGTATTTCTAAGAACCATTCCGTTACATATTTATAATGAACTGAATTACCAGGAGTAGTTCTTAGTAATCCTAAGTCATGCCAACGATTATACGGTATTTTATCTTCTGTACTTCGTTTTTCTAACAAGTCTTCCGGAAGCCAGTACATCTGTTTAACATATATATATGGGTCGCCAGAAATCATAAAAATAACCTTCGCTGCTGTTAAATCGGTTGTTGAAGATAAATCACAACCACCAATTCCATACGAAGGTTTTAGTTCATTAATATTATAAGAAGCTAAATTATTTAATTGTTCAAATGTTAACCATGCTTCCGATGATGTTTCACGAATGTTAAAGTCTTTAGTTAATAAATTGCTAACTAAAAGAGAATTAGCTTTAGCTTTATTTACTTTCGTTTCTAAGTTATCTATTTTCTTTATGGTACCTAAACCTGGATTAGCTTTAGACCATTTTGTTTTGTCAGTCCATTCTTCTCTTTTATCAAGTTCATAAATAACAGGTAAAAAACGATCGTCTTTATAACCCTCATCATCATCCAATCCATTCAGTAACATTTCCGCTTCATCATACTTCATATCATAAACGGATTCTCTTACTGTTCCGGCTGTTGTAATCATAAGAATTAATGGTTGCTCACGTGCCGACGTACCATCGACAATTACGTCATATAAATTCTTATCTTTCCATGCATGAATTTCATCCAATGAAGCTCCATGAACATTTAATCCATCTAATGTATCGCTATCGCTACCAACTGGTTTAAATACACTATCGTTAAAATCAGCAGTTAATTCTTTAACTAAAGTTTTTATCCTCTTTGATAAAGCGGGTGACTTTTTCACCATTCTTTTGGATTCCGACCACACAATTTTAGCTTGCTGTTCCTTGGTTGCTACTGCATAAACTTCTGAACCGCCTTCTCCATCTGCAACTTGTAGATACAAACATATACCAGACGAAAGTGTAGACTTACCATTTTTACGTGCAACCACTAAAAGTGCTTCTCGGTATTTTCTGGTTCCATCAATTTTATGAACAAAACCAAAAGTAGCAGCCAAGAAAGCCTGTTGCCAAAGTTCTAAATCAATTGGTTTCCCTGCCCATTTTGCTTTGCTATGTTTACAAAAATTTTCGATAAATTCAATAACATGATTGGCTCGATTAGGGTCATATTCATACTCTGAATCATTGTTATAAACATCATCAACAAGCTTCTTATAAATACGTTTAACTTTGTAGCCTACTACAATTTCACCGGATTCGATTTTATTGTAATACTCTATTATAGGGTTATGTGATAATGGATATTGTTTCCTCATCGTTTCTGCACAAACTTATCAAATTCATCATCAATTTCTTCTTTTTTCTTTGGATCCGGTTTAGGAACGTAATCACCTAATTGCTTCATGATACTCTGGTAGTTTTTATTCATCGATATATACCGACGAGCTTGTGGACGTTCTCTTTCATATGGCTCTTGATTCTCAGACTGTGAGAACATTTCATCATAACCATTCTCATCGAGATCTTTTCGAATATCTTCTAATCGAACTCGTAGGTCTGCAGCTTCAACAATTAATCCCTCTACAACCAAGAGGGTATCTTTTGGCATTTCTTTATATATACGTTTAAGTCTGTTTATTTCTTTTTTAACTCGCTCTTCTTTTGTTAACTCTTTTTTTATCGCCATCAATAACACCTCATTTCTTCATTTTGGGGTAGGGGGGTCACGCGAAATGACCTGTGTGTTACGTGAAGGTTCCTCATCGGTCCCTATCAGGCCCTATAATTTATTTTTTATAGGGGGGATTGCTCTTCTTTATAACCATCTATCTATTCTTCTTTTCAATCGACAAAAGAAAGATGGACAATATTGTTTGTAATTCTCTTTATCTCTCTTTAATAGATGTTCAATTGAATTTCCGAGAAGATACTCTTGTGAGTAAGGCATGAATGTTTGTCCGTATAGTTTGTAATACTTAAAGTGTCTTACACCTACTCCAATGTTCTCCATATGTTCTAGATGTTTGTTATATACTTCATCATCTATACGAGCCAGACCAAGCGCATCTATCTTCCTTTGTAGACTCTTACTCATAACCTAATCACTCCTAATCAAATCACCATTCTCATCAAACATGACACCCTCAACAACAGGACTATTCTTCTCATGATGTTCACGGTTATGACAGTCCTGACATAATAACTCTAGGTTACTAAAGCTCAGTGTAATCTCTGGATCATTAATGTTCTCAGGCGTTATGTAATTCTTATGGTGAACTATTTTCCCTGGGTCTTTACATCTTTCACACAACCCATGCCTGAAGTTGAAGTATGACTCTCTGCACTTCTTCCACGCTGTCGACTTGTAGAACTTCTTTGCATATTCCTTTGCCATTCACCCACCTCGCTATCCGCACTCCTTTTTAACAAACTGTCCTTACTCTTATACATCTAGGTTTACGATCTATAACCTGTGACTTCATTAGTTTGTGTTCAACATATCCATATACTTTCCGTTGTGGCTGTTCTAACTTATACTCTATATACTTTGCTGTAAGTTCTTTAATCTGTTCCCAGTAATCTGAAACAAACTGAACGATTCTTTTATATAATTCATTAGCTAACTTGATAAAGGCTTCTCGAAGTAGTTCAAAATTAACTTTCATACCCTCACTCATTATCATCACTGTCCGCATACAAATCTTCTTCTTTCATAGGTCTCACTAATATCGGTGTACCAAATGTCCCATCCTCATTACGTACAGCAAAATAGATTTCTTTTGCAACATCTTTAGTCGGCATCCTTCATCCTCCTCCAAAATAAAAGGCACCCGAATGGATGCCTTGTTCTCAATTATTATTTTGTACTTTGATTACGGTAAATGAAGTTTTATTCTTCTTTCAGCTAACAACCACGACAGACGCTCTCGGCTGACTTATCAGGTCACCCTCATTCTGTCTACCTAGGATGTTGTTAGCTCAAAGAAGAGCAAAAGCTCTCCCTCGTATACACAACATGAACTTCAATTGGATGTGAAATCAAGAAACAACTGTTCATCCAATCTACAACCATCGCCACCGGTAATGACGATCCATTTTCGATTATCTGGAATCTTGTGAGCAATGTTTTCCGCCACTACTCACAATACAAATATAACACGCTATATCCAAAACAACCGGCACATTTCCTGCCAAAAAGCGGTCATGACTCTGCCACTTATTTTTATTCTTCACTCTTATGTACTTTATCTTAATGACTTACCCATATCTTATATTGTGTGTAACTGCCCCCTTCGCTGAATCCCTTGCTATCATTGATTTCATTTAACTTTCTCTTTTGAGTTACACAGTACGAAATTTATGAGTAACTGTATAAATTTAAAAAGAAAAAAGCAATGATTAGATTTTAAACCTAGTCATTGCTTTATCCATCGCATCTTGGTTTACACCTATATAACGTAACGTGACCTTCTCTGACGAGTGATTGAATATCTCCATGAGTAATGCTATGTTTTTCGTTTGCATGTACATATGGTACCCGTACGTCTTTCTTAGCGTATGTGTTCCGATTTCATCTAAACCAAACTCTGCTGCGGCTATACTTAATATCTTATATGCCATGCTACGACCAATAGGACGATTCTTTCCTTGTCTACTTTGCAACAAATACTCATGATCTTCTCTTTCTTCTATAAACCATTTAAGTTCTCTTTTTAATGCTGCAGTAATTTGTATTCGTTTCTGTTTCCCTGTTTTCTTTTCCCTCATAGATATATGACTGCTTTTGACATCCCCTACCTTCAATTTCAAAATATCTGATATTCTAAGACCTGTATTAATACCCATAATGAAGAGAATGTAATTACGTAAGCTCTTTTCCTTAAAATACTCTTTTAGCTGCTGTATTTCTTCTGGATCACGTATTGGCTGAACAAAATTCATTATTCATTACCTCCAGTCTTTTCTGTCTCGTAAACTTCTAATCCAAGTGCAAAAGCAAGTTTATAAAACGCTTTAGACTTCCAACGTCGATAAGTACGCTCTGACATTCCTATTTCGTTATAAACCATGTAATCACATACATCCTCTTCTTCTAAATAACGTTTATAAATAATATCTCTTTGGTTACTTCCTGCACGTCCGTTTCCTAGTCGATTTAGAAACTGATCAATACGTAATGACATTCCTTCAAGCCATTCTTCTCGTTTACTTTGTTGAATATTTGCTATGGCAACATCTTCTAATGGCTTTCCAACTGCATGTGTAGGACCGTGCTCACGCATTTCATAAGAAGGAGTGACTTTCATTTCTTTACGCATCATCCCAAATTGCCTATGTATACGTACACTTTCCAAAACACCTTCTAATTCCTCTTGTGTTGCTGCTCTATCGATTTTTGGTAAGAAAGATAATTGTTTAGTCATGTAAGACCACTCCTTTTTATTTTTAAATTACTTTTGTCTTAATGCTCCACGTCTACGCTCATAACGCGGTCCACGAATCCCCATTAAGTCTTCAATATCACGAGTACTTAATTTCTCTTTTCGCTTTTTCTTGTTTTTCTTTTTCACTTGATTAGATTGCTTTTTCCATTCACGTAATTGATCTCTTAGCACCTTCATTTCCCCATCTCCCTTTTCAAAATAAAAAGGACACCTATTCCTAAAACAGCTGTAATTACTGCTTTAATGAATTGGTGTCCTCTAGTTTTCTAGCCGGACTATATTCAGTTTCTTTTCACTTTAAAATGCCAGCTTGTACAAAAATGTTTCTCCAAGCATTTTTAACTCTATATTTTTCAAAAGATTTCGCACGTCGAGCAATAGCTTTTCTGGTTTTCTTTTTCTTTAATTTAGACATTTCTCTTAACCTCGCTTTCTATTCCATTTGTCCTTTGCACTCTTCAAGAAAATCAATAACTTCCTGAATATGCTCCTTTGTTGTCATACTCTCCATTACGTATCCTTCATTGTTATAAACATTAATCTTATTCCCTTTAAACTCCATTCCACACATTCCGTCTGCACCTAATAGCTTTACATTACCTTCCATTCTCTTAACCTCACTTTCTATTCAAAGGATTATTTTGTTACAAAAAGTACTTCTTTTAACTTCCGTAATTCGATAAGTGACATCTTATCCACCGTATCCTTTAATTCTTTTCTTAATTGAGTCTTTTCTTTACCACGTTCAACCATTCCCCAATACTCATTTTCTGTAATATACGCTTTGTAATTTTCTCCCCATCCCGTTCTATACATAAAATCTTTTTGGCTAAATCTTCTAGGTCTCCAATCAGAGTCTTCTGGCATAGCATAAAAGCTTGTGCCATTCGCTTTAACTACGATCCACTTCTTCAAGTTAGGTTCTGACTTTGAATACCAGCCACCTAAATGTGTAACGAATATTTCTTGTCCTTCTACTATTTTGATTTTGGCCATTCCTCTCATTCCTCCTGAATAAAACTCAATATTCCGTCAATACTGTAGATACAGTTTCTGATTTTCCTTCATACCCGAAGGCTTAGCAGTTAGCTTTTGCTAGCTGCTCTTTTATCGTTTTGGATGGCCACACGCTTCTGCATAATCCCAATATCCTTTACATTCAGTTGAATTAGGTGTCATTTTGAAGTCTGCTAAGCTTTCTGATACACATTCCTTCGATTTATTACGATTAGGAAAATACATATTCCAATAACACTCAGTGCAACAACAGGTTAATTCTTGATCACCCTGCACTTGAGCCACTTTTGTAAATAACGCTTCAAATTCATCCATCATATCCATTCCTCCTTGAATAAATTCCTAAATCTTGTCCATACTATAAATACACTTAATGATTGAACTTCCTTCTTAACTTTTCGTTTGAGAGCAGTTAGCTTTTGCTAGCTGCTCTTTTTATGTTTTGTGAATAAAATTCTAAACATTGCCTAACACTGTAGATAAGGCTTTAAAAAGTCGATTTCTCCCACTCTAGCTCTCTTGGTCGAGAGTCGAGCAGTTAGCTTTTGCTAGCTGCTTTTTTATTTTAAATCCGGTTCATATTTATGTTTCTTCTGTATAAAGATCTCATGAACCAATTTCACGCAAAAATCTACGACATCCTCATCACTTGTAATATTCGCACCAATGTTAGCATTCTGAAATTCTTTTATATCCTGTATCATTTTTGTATTAGGTATCTGCTTTTCTAACATTTTTCGAATCACTTTAGATTGGCTCTCTCCATCGTATTCACATAGAAACTCAATCTCACTCCATAACTCAGTCGGTAAAGTTAACGATACTTTTCTTGTCTCACCAATTGCTTTACGCCCTGCTCCTTCTCTTTTCCCACCACGATTGTTTTGTTCAGTCATTATATATCTCTCCTTTGAATAAAGTTACTTTATTCAATTGTATTCTTCGTGGTAAACATTATCAATTGATTTTAGTAACTTCATTCAAAAAAAGATTTCTACAAAATGAAATTTTTATTAAAAACCGAACATTTCCCTTAAACTACAGCTGCAAACTTAAATCAAATTCCGAACATTAATACTCATAACTAATATTATTTGCTTCCATCCAGTTTTCTCGTTCTGCTTGTACGATCATTTCTTGCTCCGCTTCAATTTCTAAACGCTCTTGCTCATTCCAAGTGTCTTTCATTTCATATTCTCCTTTTCTAACAAAATAGCGTTTTTATTAAGCTTTATTTAGCTTATTTAAATTAATTGCTGATTCCATCCAAAAACTGCAGATGAATTCTACAGATACATTTTCGACTTGTTCTTCTGTATATTCATAAAAATCCACCGCTACATTTTTAGCGAATCTCTCTGCATATTCATCTTCTTTTCTAGAAACAGAAACTATAAAGCTCATGTGCTCGTTATATACATGGTATTGATAAATCGTGTTAGGCATTTTATTCTCCCTTTCTCTCAAATAACGATTTTGTTCACTTTTTCGATACATTTATGAAACATTCATGTGTTATCTTCAATAAGTCCTTTTAAAAACAGAAAGATTTATTATGTAAAAGACCCTAGTCCCCTCTAGGGCTTTTTACATTCAAATAAAAATCCCGTTTAAAACTGCACATATATTAAAAGCATACA